TCATCACAAAGTATAATTCATTACCTACAAGAGAAGCATTAGTAATTGAATTGGACAACCGCAAAGGTATGTCTGAAAAAGATTTTAGTGGGTGTGGTGCATATATCGGAACTCTCATTGATGATGAGAAAGAAGATAAAGATTGGTTAGTTAATACCACTGAAAAGTTTTGTCAAGAGAAAGCATTATATAATGCTATTATGGATTCGATTGCTATTATTGATGGCAACGAAGAAGGACAAGATAAAGGGGCAATTCCAGAAATATTATCTGATGCGTTGAGTGTATCATTCGACCCGAACGTTGGTCACGACTTCTTAGATGATGCTGATGAACGATTCGACTTCTATCATAAGGTTGAAGAACGTGTTCCGTTTGATATTGATTATCTGAATAAGATTACTAAGGGTGGTTTACCTAAGAAGTCTTTGACAGTATTGATGGCAGGTACGGGTGTTGGTAAGTCATTAGCAATGTGTCACTTTGCATCTGCTAATATGCTTGATGGTAAGAACGTTTTATATATCACTATGGAAATGGCAGAAGAAAGAATTGCCGAACGTATTGATGCGAACTTATTGAACGTGAAACTTGATGACTTGCCTGAGATGGGTAAGCAAGCATATAAGAAGAAGATTGCTAAGGTTAAAGGTAAGACTTCTGGTAAGATGGTGGTTAAGGAATATCCAACCTCATCGGCAGGTGTCGGTCACTTCAGACACTTATTAAATGAGTTGAAGTTGAAGAAAGGTTTTAAACCCGACATCATTTACATTGACTATCTGAACATCTGTATGTCTAGTCGAATGAAGATGGGTGCTAGTGTGAACAGTTATACTTATGTTAAGGCAATTGCTGAAGAGATAAGAGGATTAGCAGTTGAAACTAATGTACCAATCGTTACTGCTACACAGGTTAATAGAACTGGTTATGGTGACTCAGACTTCGGACTTGAAGATACATCTGAATCGTTTGGTTTACCTGCTACGACTGACTTAATGTTAGCACTTATTTCTACTGAAGAAATGGAAGCAATTGACCAAATACTTATTAAACAGTTGAAGAATAGGTATGGCGATCCTGGAACTAACAAACGTTTCGTGGTTGGTATTGATAGACCTAAGATGAGGTTGTATGATGTGGAATCAAATGCTCAGTTGGATTTGGTTGGAACTCATACTGCTACTGAACATAAGTTTAACAAACCTATCCACGTTGGTGGAAAGAAATCATTTGGTCAGTTGAAGGTATAATTCCCCTATTATAAACACGGTTAATACGCTTTACTTTTCCTCAATATTAAGGTATAATATAAGTATTGATTGAGTAAAAGGGGTTGAGTTATGGTTGATTTTGGACGTGTGGTTGAGTTTTGTAGAGATGAGTTGATTATCTCTAACAATGTCATTATCAACGTTTCATTAGAAGACTTGACTGAAGATAATGCCCACGGTTGGTGTGTGAAGTCTTCAGATAAGTTTGGGTTTAATAGTAACGAATATGATATTGAACTTGAAGAAACTTTAAACGATGACGAAATGCTTGTTACTTTATGTCACGAAATGGTTCACGTTAGACAATACTCACAAGGTGAGAGATCTAATGAACGTGAAGCAAATGGATTAGAAAACGAATTAGCAGAAAAATATAGAAGTCTTTTGGCAGTTTAGACTTCCTCCCAAACTAAAACTGTCAGGTGGTGTGTACTCCGAACTCAATCAACGACTCCACACCACCACTTATTTTTGTAGGATGCGGACTCCTTTGTTATGTTTTTTGACGCATCCCAGACCTGAGTATGTTTAAACTGCTCACCTATTCCTCATATGAAATATTATAAATATCTATTATGAAAAGATTTAAGACCATGCTTTCCGAAGCAAAACTAACCCACCTTGAACATATTGAGGATGCTATCTTTGATGACGGAATCGCAGGTGGAACTGAGGCACTTCGTATATTGAAAGACGTTGCTGATGTGTTACATGGGCATACTAATAAACCTATGAATATTCAAGCAAAGGTAGATGGTGCACCTGCTGTTGTTGCTGGAACTAACCCTGAGAACGGTAAGTTCTTTGTAGGAACTAAAGCAGTATTCAATAAGACCCCTAAAGTTAATTACACTTATGCTGATATCGATAAGAACCATAGTGGTGGTCTTGCTAAGAAGTTGAAGTCTGCTCTTAAATATTTCCCTAAGATGCAAATTAAAGGAATACTTCAAGGTGACTTTATGTTCACTCCTGAAGATTTGAAGACAGCAACGATTGATGATGAAGACTATATCACGTTCACACCTAATACAATTACATATGCTATACCTGCTGACTCAGACTTAGCAGATACTATTAAGCAAGCGAAGGTGGGTGTTATCTGGCATACAACTTATACTGGTGATACTATTGCTGACTTATCTGCTCAATTTAAAATTAACATAAGTCTATTAAAGAAATCAAAAGAGTGTTGGTTCACTGATACAACGTTTAGGAATGTGTCAGGTGCTGCAACACTAACTCTAGGTGAGATGAAGTTTATTGATGACAGGTTGAATAAGGCAGAAAAAGAATTATCAGCATTGGATAAGAAGTCAGTCGATTTATTATTCGGTAAGACTGAGATTGCATTCAACCTTAAAATCTATATCAACGATTTAGTTAAGCAAGGTAAAAGGTTTAAAGGCAGACAACAAGCAATTGCAGGATTTATCGACTTCTTAAGAAAACGTTATAATCCTATGATTGCTAAGTTGAAGTCTGAAAAAGGTAAGGCAAAGAAGCAGGCATCGCTTGAAGATTTAATAAATATACTACATAAGAATAGAAAAGCAGGTGGGACACTTGCTTTTGCTCTGCAATGGCATGACGATGTTGCTGATATCAAACGAGTATTAGTTAAGAAGATGGAAACTGTTAATAGTATTCCTGCCTTCATCAAGACTGGTAATGGTTATAAAGTAACTGGTCCAGAAGGTTTTGTCGCCATTGATACGTTATCTAACAAGGCAGTTAAACTTGTAGATAGACTTGAGTTTAGTAGAAATAATTTTAACGCAATTAAAAGTTGGTCGTGATATGGTAAAGAGTTTTAAGGAATATATTACAGAGGGTGATACAGGTAAAGCATTTGAAATGGAACATGTTATTGTTTCATCAGCAGGTGGTCCAGAATTCACATCAAAAGTCATTCCGAGTGAAATTGGCGATAAGATTATCAAGAATTTGAAATTATTTGGTAAAGGTTCGTTCCCTAAAAACCAATACCCAGCATCTAGACGATGGAACGAACATTTCCCTAAAGGTGCTAAAGGTGCTACATTAACACCCAAGACAGACTTTGTTATCGGTAAGAAAAGAATTTCATTAAAGACTGGTGATGCTCAACTAATGAGTGGTGGTAGAAGTGAGGCAGAAGCAACTTTCTCTGTTGCTGCGGAAGAGTCAGGAACTTCATTAGATAAAGCAATTATGGATATGAAAAATCATATCGACAACTTATTATCACCAACCGATCTTGCTAAGAAAGGTATTAAAGGTAATAAGACAGACTTGACTAAGGCAGGCATGTTTAAAGATATCGATATTCTAAAACGTGCTGATGATGCACATCATGCATTTAAAAACGATTTAAGAAGTCTGTTTGCTAAGAACCAAGCCTTTGCCTCAGCGTTTGTATTTGAAGCAATGACTGGCAAGACTAAGTTTGATAACAACGATGGAACTGCTGATAACTTCTTAGTAACAGACTATAACGGTAATGCTATGATACATACAGTAACAAGTATGAACGATTCATATGTTAAGAAGATATCTAAGCAAGTTAAACCAGATGTTAAGTTTAAATCATCACAAAACAAATCAGTTTCACACAAATCAATCGATAACCCTAAAGGTAAGACTGGATACTATACGTTCTGGTCAGCAGTTGGTGTTGGAATCAACATGGTTGTTGAGGATGCCATCCATAATAGCGATGGTGAGATGATAACCGAAGGTTGGATTAAGGATGTATTTTCTAAGATTAAGAATTGGTTTGTTAAGTTTTGGATCGCAATCAAGAAACAAATCGGTGACTCGTGGAGCAACCTAATGGAATTTGCTGGAATTACTCCAGAAGTAAGATTTAATAATAGACCTAATTGGTAATATGAAAACATTAACATTTAAAGACTTCTGTGAGATAGTTGAAGACAAAGCACTTAAACCAGTTCCTGGATGTAAGTGGTGCCATCTACGTGATTACAGAAAAGAGTATGATAAGTTTCAATCATCTGATGAAAAGAAAGCATATCGTGCCGAGTTAAATAGGTATAATAGAAAGAATAGAAAACCTGAACACGAAGGGATGGATGCATCTCACGTTAAAGGTAAGATTGTAGGATATGAAGATGCCTCAGTAAATAGAGGTAAGGCAGAAAAGAGCAGACTTAAAGGGTCTAAACGTAAACCTAGAGAGATAGAGGAAAACAAATGAAACAAATGAATTTAAATGAAGTAATACAAAATGTTGTATTGAATGAGGCAATTAACTCAAAAAAGACGGTTTCTAGTGCTGTTAAGGTTTTAAAACCCTTAATTAGGAATTTGACAAAGGTCGTAGATGATATGAAAAAAAATAACGATGATGACAACCCAGTAGACTCATTAGATTCTGCTATCAATAGTCTTGAAGATGCATATGAAGAACTTGGATACACTTTATCTGACCTATAAATGAAATCATTTAAAGAACATTTAACTGAAGCAAAGCAGAAACCTGTCGCATTCACAATGGGTAGATTTAATCCAATGACGAAAGGACATGGTGAGTTGATTGACTTCGTAGTTAAATCTTCACGTGGTGGAACTGGTATGATATTCACTACTCAGTCCCAAGATGCTAAAAAGAATCCACTACCATACAAGGATAAGTTAAAGTTTTTAAAGACATTCTTTCCAAAAGCAACTATAATGGACCAACCTAAGTTGAAGAATCCATTTCAAGTGTTGTATTGGTTAGATGAGCAAGGATATAAAGATGTCACTCTGGTAGTTGGTAGTGATAGAGTAAAGGAATTTGAAAAGCAAATTAGACCATATGTTAATCATGAGGACAAATCAAAGTCATTAGAATTTGATAGTTTTAAAGTAGTAAACAGTGGTGAAAGAAAGGCAGGTGTTTCTGGTACTGATATGAGAAAGCATGCAAAGAACAATGACTTTGAAGCATTTAAAGCAGGAACACCTAAAAGTGTATCTGAAAGAGGTGCTGAAGAATTATTTAAAGCAACAAGAAAAGGAATGAAACTAAAATGATAAACTATAAAGATTTAAAAGAACAGAACTTAACTGAGAAGTTTGACGAGAAGAAAGCAGAAAAAACATTAAACGATTTCGCAGCAGTGTATGCCCAAATGAAATTTGTTGGTGTGAATAATACAATTCAAAAAGAAGCAAAACAAGTCTATGATAGAATGGCATCACAGTGGTTTGGTTCATTAGGTATGAAAGACGTTAAGGCACCAAAAGAATTAAAATAATGAAAAAGTTTAACGAGTTTATTACTGAACAGAAACTCTTTGAGGAATACCTTGAAGAGAAACTAATTATGCTATCTAATGGTAAGAAGTACGGTCAGATCGTATTCTTAGCAGGTGGTGCTGGTTCAGGTAAAGGATTCGCTGCTTCAAACTTCATGGAGAAGGAAAAGTTTAAGGTACGTGATGTAGATGAGTGGAAGAAAACCTTTATGGCACTTGCTGACATCATCGACAAACCCGAGAAGCATGCCAAAATGATGCGTGCTGGTTCGAAGATACCTAAAGGTGAGTATTCTGAAATTAAAGGATTAGATTTAAAGAAACCTGCCGACGTTGGTAAGTTACATATGTTCGTTAAGAAACTTAACCTCAAAGATAAAACAGTTGATGTTATGTTGAGTCAGATGAAGAATAAGGCAGTGTTGCCTAATATTATGTTTGACATTACTGCTAAGGGTGTTAAGGATATTAAACAATTCTTACCTAGACTATTAAGTGCGGGTTATAACCCTGCTAACATTCATTTGGTATGGGTATTGACCAACTATAAGATTGCTATTAAGCAGAACAAAGAACGTGAACGTGTTGTGCCTGATGATATTATGCTACAAACTCACGAAGGTGCTGCAGATACAGTATTCAAATATATTAATGGTCAAACCAAACGTATTCAAATCAACGGTGCTATCCACGTTATTCTAAACAATCAAGACCAGACCGTGTCATGGCATAGTACAGGTGCTGATAAGACTTCTAATATGAAGAAAAATGGTAAGTTGAAGATTAGTGGTGATGTAGTTAAAGACTTCACTTATCTGACGTTGAAAGAACGTGGAAAACCTATGACCAAAGAAGCAACTGTGATGAAGCAATTTAATCAATGGGTTGTTGATAATATCCCTAGAGGTGATTTACAACGTGGTGTTGAGCAATCTAAAGATGTTGAACCTCGTGTTGGTGCAACAAAAAGAAACGAAAGGGATTTCGGCAAAGGTAAAGACACTAGGAAGTTTGGTGTGGGTAGGAGAGCAAATGCAAGAAAATAGAAAACCAATGACAATACAACAGAGGATGGCGAGAGGTCGTATGATGAAACGTCTTGCTCCAAAGATGGCAAAGTCAAGAGCAAGAATGGCAAAACGTATGCCCAACCCTCAGAAGTTAATGATGAAGGCAATGAAAGCAGCCAAGGTTAAGATTCGTAAGAAGGTTGCTGGTAAGAAAGGTTTAAACTACGCACAGTTGAGTCCATCTGAGAAGATGTCAGTTGATAAAATGGTTATGAAGAAAGCAACACCTGCTAAGATTAAAGCACTTGCTAAGAAACTAATGCCTAAAGTAAGAAAGGCGGCAACTGCTAGAGTTAAGTTAGCACGAAGTGGACCAGTAAAAGAAACAGTTGACTTGGATTCATTGTTTGAAGAAGAGTTAGCACCTAATACGTTTGATAAGGTGTTTAAGGAAACTGGCGGTGCTGGTGAGTATGGTACTACTAAGGCAAAAAAGAAGTATAAAAAGGACACTCCAGGTGAAGAAGACTAACTTCATATTCCCTTGGATGCAACCATTAAGTAAAGACGATAGTTGGTGGTTGATGTTTAAAGTACGAATGACTGTGCTATGGTTAATGATACCGAGCACAATAAAGTATATAAAGAATAAATTATAAATATAGCATAATAACAAATTAAATATCAGGATTCCAGAATGAACTTAATTAACACAATTAAAAACTTACATAATATTAATGAAGGTAATGCCATTCAAAAAGAAATTGATGAAGCAACTAGGTATAATGCGGGTTTAATTAAGAAGGCAATTGCAATTGCTAACAGTAAGAAATATGCTCACGGTGACTACGACCATGCATATGCTGCGATCGAAAAGTTGAAGAAAGGTTTGGCAGACGATCCAATTGTTGCTAAAGCATTAAAGAGAGCAAACGAAGGTGTTGAGCAAAACAGTGATTTAGACTCATTGTTTGAAGAAGCACTTGTTGAAAAGAATACTCCAATAGCAAATGCATGGCAGAAAGGTGCTAAGTCTGTTAAGTCTGGTGATATAGAACTTGTAAGGGGTAAGCACGGTGTACATACTATTAAGAAGAAAGGTAAAGCAATTGGCGACTTCTCATTAGAAGATGATTCTGATTTATGGGTTGTTAATATTAAAGGACAACGTGGTCAATTGACTCTCGATTATCTTGATGAGTTAATCCCACAACTAAAAGAATCAGTTGAAGAAGGTTCAAATGGACTTGAAGAAGCAGCAAGAGTTTCTATTCTGAAAAAGAATGGATACGAAATCTATGCTTCTGGAAAGACTTCTGTTGGACTTTCTTTATTCTTGATGTATAAAAGAGAAATCATCGCTGCTGGAACTAAGATGGATTCTAAGATAATCTTTGGATTTAGTAAGAAACATAAGGTTAGTATGTTTAGTAATATATACAAAAAGACTAAAGACTTTAATTACCTAATATTTCCAAAATATGAAGATGTTATTGCTCATGTTATGAAGCATAAAATTGTTACTGAATCAGTTGAAACAGACTTAGATTCTCTATTTGAAGAAGAGTTGAGAGAAGCAAAATGGAAATTAACTTCAATGTCTGCTAAAGATGCGATTAAGAAGTATGGTAAGGATAAAGTAAGAGTTGGGCATCTTAAAATGCGTGACA